ATTCTTTGAATTCCACTGTTCTGGTTTGCGAGAATGTCTCTGACACCATCAGAAAGGGCTGTTCTATCAGCGCAGTTTTCAGTTGCAATTGTGTATTTTAAATCTGCGCTTGCAAGTCTGTTTTCGCAGCAGCAATCAGCGAATTGTGACTGAAGTCCATAAACCTGCTGCATATTAGCCATTTGACGTGCATTGTTAGCGATTTCAGCTTGTGCAAAGCCGTTGGAGATTGCGTTATTAACTCCTGCGAAGCCGTTACAGAGTGAAGTTGCAGTATCTACAAAGCCGTTTGTAACTGCGCTCTGAATTCCACTTAGTCCGCCCATGACTGCGCTTTGGTCGAATCCTCTTTGTACGTCGGAAACTACGTACGGAGCGCCGGCGCCATTACCGTTGCCTCCCCAACCATTGTTTCCCCAATTACCATTAAAGATAAAGAGGAAAAGGACAATTAACCACCACGCAGAATCTCCGCCCCAGCCATTGCCGAAGCCTCCATTGTTTCCTGTTACTGCTGCAACATCAGCAGCACTTAATCCACTACCATCAGTAAGTGACATTTGTCTACCTCCTAAAATTTAAATTATTTAGATTGTAGACACATAGACTCAATTTTATTTTATAAGTTGTCGAAGTTGATTTGCGGTCTGAGCTAGTTGCTCAAATTGCGACTGACTCATACGCCCATTCTGAAGCATTTGTTTTACTTGCGCTTCGGGATTTCCCATAAAAGTTTGTCTGAATTGGTTAAACTGATTTATAAAGTTACCCATCTGATTCATTGGGTTTGGGTTGAAGTCATTAAATAAGGAATTGTTCATTTTTCTGTTCCTCCTTTTGAGGTTTAGTTTGTTTTAACTCTGCAAGTGCTTTCTCAAGCTCTTCATGCGTGACATACGTACTCTGCGCGCCAGCGACTTCTGAATCGGTTGCAACTTTATTAACTTCCTTATATTCGAAAATACGTAAAGGAAGTGGCATACCAGAAGCGTCGCAAGACTTGACGTAGAATACATTTGTTTCACTATCCATTAATAAGGCTTTCTGTCCAGGTTGAACTGGTACAGAACGCGCTCCCGCCTCGCCTTGAACCCAGCTGATTGCGCCGGCTTGGGTCTGCGCTGGAGTAGGTTGAGCCCATGTCTGTGCAGGGGCAGTACCGGCGCCGTATGTGTAAGGCGTAGTCGTATATGTTTGTGGAAAATAATTATTATATGCGGCCATTTGACTCATCTCCTTTCAAAATAGTATATAGGGATTTCATTGCCTGAATCCCACGAATCGAAATAGTTTCCATTTTTAATACAGACGACATGTTCTCCTGTGCCAACTACGTATATACCAACTGGATGGTCGTAGCAAAAGTTTTTAATTGTATAACAGGTTGGACATGTGTCTGGTAGTTGATATTTCTTAAATCCATTAATTTTTAATAATTCTGCCCAAACTCGGTTAGATGACGGCATGTCGCCCATGTCGAAGCCTAATTGTGCAAGTAAGTCATAAGTTTGTTCCCATGATATGTTCAACGCACAAGATATGGCGCGGATGGTACAATCGCCAACGGATAAACCGAGTGGATTCGGATTGTAGTAAACGTACATAAGACCTCCTTTGTTTAGGTTGGGGATAGGCATAAGCTATCCCCATACCTATAGGTTGAGTCTTGTGCCTACTTAATGTATTATGAGTCGAAGTGTTGGTCAGTTCAAAAATATGTTTAACTCTTTGACTCATAAGTAAGTGGGTATTTGTGAATGGGGTTCAACTTTTTTGTGACGTAAGTTGAACTTGAAATTTTCAGGGCAATAAAAAAGACCTCCGAAGAGGTCTTTGAGATTTTTTATTAAGCTGTTCTCCACCAACGATAAACAACTCTATATGGCATCATGTTTGCATTGGTTCCAGAGACACCAGCAGATTTTGTTGTTGCATTACTAGCCCAATAGTTTCCACTTGATGCAGTATTTTGATACATGTAGTGGCGGCCTGAACCATCTTGCGGACCCATGTCACCAGCAACGTGTGTGTTATATGTGTTCAAGAAGTAGTTTGCTGTTAATGGTTGATGCGTATGTGCTACTACAACAGCATCTTTGCTTCCGCCCGCGGTTGCATTTGTAGTAGTAACTGGATAACTTGAACCAGCAGACACATGAACCTGTCCTTGCACTTCTTGTACCCATGTACCACCAAAATACGTATTTGGATTAAACTCGGTTGGGCTTTTAGAAGTTTCATAATATGAACCAACTGGATATATTGCGTCAACCCAAATTTTTAATAATTGTCCAGAAACTGCTGGAGTCATTATTCCCATCGCGCTGCCATTTCCTAATATATCAATTGGGAAAGTGGCCGAGTTAACAGAAATTGTTTTAGTAATACCAACACTATCAGTATTATCATACAATTTAATTGTAATTGTATGTGAAGTATTATTGCTATAAGTTCCACTTAATACCTGATTAAAAGAAGAACCCGTTAAATTAGTAGAGCTATAAACAGAACTACCATTAACAGTAATCGTACATTTTAAAGTTTGATTTGTACTTCCAATCTTACCTGGAGTGAAATTAAACTGTAATCGTATATATTGTCCAGTTGAAGATTCAGTTGTACCACTTGAAGAAGCTACTCGAAATGCTTGCAAATTTGTTATAGTTGGCTTAGTATAATTAAGTGTCCACCGAGCATACATTGTAGTTGCTGCATTCGCGCTATAAGTAGCTCCCAAATTGTAAGCAGTACCACTTGTGCTACCAGCATTCCAACCTACCAATGTATAATTTGTACGTGTAAAGCCAGAACTAGCTAATGTTAAATTTTTACCATACCATTTAGTCTGATTACTTATTGTACCACTACCATCATTTGCATTGTAAGCAATTACATAGCTAGCTAAAGCTGGAATTGCAACGGTTGTTGAAGCAGTAAAATAATCATCCCAAGAGGCTGATGAAGCAGTAGACCTAGCTATTAGTTTTACAGTTTGAGCCGTAGTAGTCTTTTTTATTGTAATCGTTTGAGTGGAAATCCACGTCCAAGTAAGAGTACCACTTGAAAAACTGGTTTTATCACTAGATGAAGTGGCTTTAGATATTTCTGACCCATTACCTACCTTGTAATGAAGATAGGAAGAAGTAAAAGTAGCGGTTACAGCACTATTAAGCTGTATACCCATACTAGCTTTAATAACCACTTCATCATTATTATTAGTTGTTGTATATGTAAGCCAAGTTCTAAATTGTTTATTGACGGAAGACCCAGAAGGCTTCCAATTTTTTGACCAAGATGAATAAACTGTTGCCATTAGTTACCTCCTGTATATGCGAGTGTAAGTCTTCCATCTGTTCTAATCATCCATTCAAAATTTCCAACTTTCATTGATTGTGTTACTTCAGTGCGATTAATATATAATTTTTGTCCACTAATCCAAGCTACCGTATTTCCATCTTCTTGGAATAAAATCTCAGTACCAGTTATCACGACTGCAAAATTACCTTTTGTAATTTTTAAACCCTGGTCTTCAATTAGCATATAACCATTTGTGCCCAAGTATTCATTTACGTTCTGAGTAATACGTTCAATTTCAGTTTCGGAATATGCATTTAATTCTTGTAAGTCCCCTGTTACAGCTGCTAAGTTTGTCTGAAGGTCTTCTAAATCAGTAGATATATCATTACGTAAATTATTAATAGAAACTTCCATATCTTCTGGAGCCATAGACCAATCAGTACCTTTATTACTTTTTTCAATTTTCCAATGTCCTATTGACATTGCAAGTGTGCCAGATGCACTACTCACCGAATTATAAATATTAAACCATAAATTAGAGGCGCCACTACCACTTGCTTGAGAACTAGTAACTGTAAAAGTGGCCGTTAAATGGTCAGCATGTCTAAAAGTAATATTATTATCAGTTACGGTTGTTGTAAAATAAGAAGTGCCATGCCAATATGCCATTCTTAATGAGCCACCACCCCAATATGCATCTATACCTAAATCTGCATCAGATTTTCCAGTGTGGTAAACATTAACATCCCAAAATTGTATCGTATAGGTTTCTCCAGCTACTAAATTTTCAGTTAAACCTATTTGATATGCTTGATATGAAGAGCTACTATAAGAAATAGGTTCATCTCTAAAAAGATTTCTGCCGCTAATTTTAACCGCACTATTACTAATTAATCCAGTTGTATCACTAATTGTAGCTCCTGAACTAACTGTCAATTTCGAAACTGTAACGTCTCCTTGAATTGTCGCGCCGGAGGCGTTTAAAACACCAGCATAACTAACTCTAAAAGGAGCAGAATTGCTTGTGCTACTTCCTGCCCAAAATGCTTGGTCGCCACCCATACCGGCTTGAGTACTTCCACTACCAGTATATAAATATGTGTTTGATAAATTAAATTTACCAATACGACCACTTATTGCAGTTAAAGCTCCTGCAGAAGTAACCTGGAAAGGACAGGCTCCGGTGCTAGAACTATAAGCACCAGCATAAATACCCCCATCTTTTTGAATTAAAATACCACTATTAGTTGAAGTTGTACTAGTCTTTGAATTAGTATAAAGACCATAAGAACTGTTAAAAGACCATCCACCGATAGTACCACTATTAGCAGTTAGTGCGCCCGCAGAAGTAACTTGAAAATTATTTGTACTACCACTACCAGAATAGATGTTACCACTACTATCTATATAAGTACCAGTACCAGAGGTAGAAGAAGTTTTTGTGCCAGTTGATAATGAAGTCGCTGTTAAAGCACCTCTTATATCAGCTCCATAAGCAGTAATTTTACCATTTTCAATATGTACATATTGCGTTGATGAATTATAATTTCTAATCGCATCAGTACCTAAGTAAGTACCCGCTGTAGTTGAGGTTTTAGAACTGGTATTATTATAAATTGCAGAAGTACCAATAGTCCAACCGGCAATTCTTCCCGCATTAGAAACAATCTTTCCCTTAAAAAATCCATTGGTAGTATAAATACCCCATCCGCTTGGTGCAGTTGCTGAATCAGTTGAATTATCAACTATATTAGGCAGTCCATCTAACTGACCAATACGCACGGATGGATTTGCAAAACCACTCGCAGAATCTCCTAGTGTATTCGCTCCGCCATATATATCAATATATTGTTTCTGTTCTTTTCCATAGGAAGTCAACAATATACCAATTGGATGTAACGCGCTACTATAATATGACTGATATACAGAAATCTGCATTTCATAACCAGTACAAGCAGTACTAGAAACTGAAGTTACGCCTTGTTCTTTAAAAAATACATCAAGCGC